AATAGGGGGAGATGGCCGAGATTTCGCAAGTTAAGCCACCCACGCCCCCAGCCGTTGGATTAATTACCACTGACAAGCGTCACGTCACGTCACTGGCAGCCGTTGGGTCACGTCACGTCGCGGATCCGTTACCACTGCGTCAATTGCGACACTTAAGGCCTTCCTAATTTGGAACCACTGGTAACGGCCGTTCACACACGAGAGTCCGTCGTTCACACTGATTTTTCAGGCGAGAAGGTTCGACAGGCTTCGGTCCTCGGGTGATTAGGGGTGCAGGGGTCGCGCGCGTGGGCTCGAGGTTCGAGGTGAAAATCTCGGTTTTGATACTGGATTTGGCAGGTTTTCAGGCGTCAGCGGCCGAGGGGTCCGGGGTCAGCCAAGCCGGTCGCGCGCGCCGGGGTTCGCCATAGGAGAGGGGGTCCATGGGGTCGGGGCGTTAGTGCAGTGTCAGGCTCAGTGTTTCGCGCGGTTCGCATGCCGGCTGATGACCTGCAGATTGCTCGGCTTGTTGTTCCGCGGGTTGCCATCCTTGTGGTCCACCTCCTTGCCAGCCGGGACACTGCGCCGCTTCTTCACCTGTGCACGCGCTCGCTTTCTCGCGGCCATCTCCTGCCTGTGCCGGCGCTGCTCCGGTGTCACTGAGGACGCCTTGCCGTAGCCATAGTAGTCCTGCCGCTCCTTGCGGTAATCGCGCGCCATTAAGGTCACGTTAGATTACTTGCGACTGTGCCCCTTGACGTAAGACTTGCCGGTGTGACTGGTTGTGTGACGCTTAGCGACGCCGTTGACCGTACCGCAGTTGCCCTTGTTACTGGGCGTCTTGCGGCAGTGTGACTTCACCGTACCGTCGCTTGCCGGCTTCGCCGCCTTTTTAGCAGCCTGTCTCTTCTTCCTCTCTTCGGGCGTCATCCTGCACCGATTCGTAGGACCGTAGAGCCGGGTGCCTTCTTTGCAGACTGGCATGTTCCGTAACAGGCGTGCGAAAATTAGCGCTTCTTCGCCGCGGCACTGGCCTTCATTGCCATGAGTCCACTCATCGCCTTGCTCGACGCTGCCTTGTTCGCACGGTCAGCGCGGATCGCCGTCTTCTCGGCCTCCTTCTTCGCAACCATCCGCGTCTTGTTCCTCGCGACGCGCTGCCGGACCGCCTCCCAATTCGGGAACTGCGCGCGCATGTGTTGCTGATGGGCCGAGCTAAAGAAGGCACTGTAGCCCGCGTCTCTGTTGGCGCGCGCCTGTGCACGACGCGCGATCTCAGTCGTCTTCATCGAGTGCGCCGACATCGGGTTGTTGATCGACGCCTTGTACGCAGCGTCAGCAATCTTCGCCTGGCGCTTGTCAGCCGCGATCTGTGCAGCGGTGCGGCGGTCCTTATACTCAGACTTTACACCGCTCTCACCCATCTTCGCGCCGTAAATAAACGCGGACATCTCTGTGACGCCCACCCGAAAAAATGCCTACTCACCGGACTTCTTTTTCGGCGGCGGACGTCGGCCTCAGAAAAGGAAGGAGATCGTGCGCGCCGACGAGTAGGAGACCACCGCGAGCCGGCCCGGGAACCACGCGCCCTCACCGGCGTCGAGCTTGAGCGCGCACTCGCCGTACGGCTGTAGGATCAGCGAGCCCTCGACGACGTAGACGACGTTCCACATGTACGGCGTGAAGCTGAAGTGCGAGTCGCGCAGGCCCATGTACTGGTTCATCAGGATCTTCGGCTCGAAGGTCGCGCGGTTGATCATCGCCCACTTGCAGAAGTTGACGTAGAGGTTGTAGAGCGCGTTCTGGTGCGTGCAGAGCGGGATCATATGGCCCTCGATGCGCGACGGGTCCGGCGGGTTGAGCGCCACCTGGCCAATGTAGCTGAGCGGCAGCTCGAGACGGTTGTGCGTGATCTTGATGTCGCCCGGGAACGTGGTGTCGAGCTCGCGCACGAGGGGCGCCGAGTACTTGGCCATGTACGTCGGCAGGAGAATCGCGCTCGAGTCGCACAGCCCGTCGACATGCATCATGTTCTTGGTGAGATAGCGGCTCTTGTCATCCTTCGCCGCAGCTACCTCGAACTCATTGTACAGCGGCATCTGCTCGTTGTTCATCTGCGCGCGGATCTCGTCGTTCATGAGCCACGCGCCGCCGTTGACCGTCTTGCCATTGGTGGAGCGGTTGTCGATCTGGAGCATGATCGTGTCAGTCTCGTAGTTCTTGTTGCACAGCGCAAAAGCAACAACGTGTGGGTGCGCCGAGAGCGTCGTGAGCAGCGCGGCGCAGTGCGGTGCCATGCGCGCGTCCGGGATGTGCAGCCACTCGGGTTGCTCCGTCTCGTGGTAGCCCTTGCGCGCGCCGACGAGCAGGATGTTCTTCTCCATCGCGTCGGGCTCAAGGGTGAACTCCATCGTCCCGATTTGGGTTTTCTGGCGTCCGCGTTGCGTTGCATGAAGTGTGGCCCGAAGGGGGGTCGCGGGGGCCGTGCCAGCTCGTTTTTCGCTCACTGACTCATTCGCTCAGATCCCCATCCCCATCAAATCCCCTTCCGCAATCTATACCCGATTTGGGATTTCTGGCGTCTCGCCGAATCCCGTCGCTTGCAGGCTGGCCCTAGGGATCCAGCTCGCGCAATACAGGTCCTGCAGCTCCCGCACAACACGCCGATGTCCTCCACGTCGTTCTCATGGCAGCTGCAGTACGAGCCGAACGCGCCCAAAGCGCGCCTCCGCATCGTGATCGACCGCAAGGTGACGCAGCAGCAGCAGCGCCGCTTGACCGTAGCCAAGGAAATGCTCAGCCTGCTGGCCCAGGTACAGGGCGCGGTGCCGTCGCGTGTCGCGGACTTCAAGCAGACGGTCGACGCGTGGGTGAACAGCAAGACGATGCGCGACCGCAAGATCAAGGACTTACTGATGCGCCTGGTTGACCTGCTGCACACGCAGGTGCCACTCCGTACATGCCGAACAAACTCCACACCCCCCATGATCGCACGTGATTCCATCGGCGAGCGCGACGCCAGCGAGGTCGAACAGAGCGTGCCGATGCTCGATTCGCTTGCGCGACGCAGGCGAGTGCTGAATCGCTTCCAGCGCGCGACCCTGCTCTTGTACCCGAGCAGCCTCAGCTGCCTCTGCCCGACGTCGAGATGGACAATACTGTGAGCTGTGCCCATACCTGTCGCACCACGAGCACGCGCGCGGGCAGACCATGCCGTTGCTCGGCCCGCGCCCGTGGCCCACCAGCGCCTGCATCTGGTCGAACACCATTTGGGCTTTGACCCAGTCGTGCGACCTCAACCGGCCCAGCTTCGCCTTCAGCTCCGCGAACTCCGCGCGCTGAGCCTTCTTCGGCCGCACACCTGACGAGCGCCCCATGCCTGCACTCTGCGCGCAGAAAAACTGGTGGTACCCCACTGAGCTCATGCTTTCGAACAACGACCCCCTCGCGCACCTCCTCCCCGACTCGCAGATCTACCACTACCCGCCGCCGACCTTCACCAACGCGCCGCCGCGCCTGCAGTCGCCGGCTAAGCGCGGCCGGACGCCGATCGCGCTGGAGTTAACGTCCGACGTCGAGTGCATGACCACGGGCACGCCGCTCCCCGGACCCCCCGGAGACACGCCGCCGATCTCGACGCCGCCGATCTCGACGCCGCCGCTGTCGCCGCTGCCCTTCACCACGGAGCCGCCGGCCGACGCCGAGGTGCCGTCGCCAGAGAAGCCCAACGACGAGGCGCTTACGCAAGCCGAGCGCGAGGCGTTCCAGTCGCTCGAGGACCTGCTCCACTGCGACGAGAAGATGGTATGCACCCTCGAAGACATGATCGACATAATGAACGAGGCCGAGCTGGACAATTTCTACGGCGACGGCAAATGAGCACTGCGATCGCGCTCGTGTGGGCGTACATCGCCGAGCACCCGGAGCAATACGCGTCGTGGGTCGCGCCCTTCACGCAGCTAAGGTGGTGCGCGAGTGAGCAGCGCGTGCTTGCGGTGCGCGTCGGCGGACATTGGAGGAGACAGCCGGGGTGGTCGCGCACGGTCGCCGCCTTACAGTGTGTGTGTCACTTCGAGCGCCTCGTGCGTCCGAAGCTCATGAGTGTGCCCATGAAGGCGGTGCGCATGCGGTGGGACGAGAACGGATTCATACCGAGAATCTATAGAGTCTTGTGCTTCGCGTAGTTTGCGACACCGAAGAGCGCGTCCGAGACGAGCCACTCCTTGCGCCCGGACGCCGCGTACGCGAGCCAGAGGACCCCGTGCATCCAGCGCTCGTTCGCCCACCACGCGCGGCCGCCAAAGAAGCCGACGCCGTGGTTGAAGAGCCCGCCGACCCACGTGCCACCGACGACCGCCGCGATCGCGCGAGGTGGCCCGAGGAACGCGACCAGGAAGCGCGTCGGGATGCAGACAGTGAAGAAGAGGTCCGTGCGCAGGATCGGCCCCATTCACAGCGCCTCAGGAAATGTCGATCGTGGGCTGCGTGTCGCGGTAGGCTGACTGCGCCTCGCGAGCCCGGTTCGCTGCGTGTCGGCTCTCGCGACCAGCGTCGATGAGCTCCTGCCACCTGTCATCGGGTGTGACATTAGGAAAGAAGTCTCTGTGAATTCCTTCCGCGACACGTAAAGTGTGGTGGAAAGCCTGTAGTGCGGACGTCCCACTTACTATGGCGTTGAGTCTGCGCTGAGTGACGACCGGTGGAGCTTGCGGATCTACCGGCGGCACCTCGACGTACAGCTGCGGGTTCTCACCAAGGGCCGCGAAGCGCTGTGCTGCCATCAGAATCACATCTAGAACTTTGCGATCGAATACGCGCCGTACGCGGAGAGTGCAAGCAAGCCGAGCTGCTCCGAGCTCCACTCCTTGGTCAGCAGCGACACGAGGCGGTTGCTCGGCTTGATGCTCATCGACACGACCAGCTCCGGCTCGTCGTTCAGGCGGTCCGCGCGGTTGCCCGTGAGCCGCGAGAGCGGCATCTTGTCGTCCTCGGGCACATAGTCACTGAACGTCAGGCCTCGGACCCTCCTGCCGCCCACCTCGTACGGCTGCAGAACCTGCTTGAGCACTGCGCCAGCTCCCTGGCTCAGGAAGTGCTCGAAGTTTGCGCGCAGACTGTTGTCCGAGGAGATGGCTGTGTTCTGCGCGAACCGGCCATCGGGGTGGTTGCTGACCTCGGAGTAGGCGTGCCCATCGAGCGCGAGACTGTGGGGCTTGTCGTTGCTCGGGGTGCCGTTGCCGATGCGTGGGAGACTCGCGGCCTGCCCAGCTCCCGGCGCCCCTGCGTACGCGTTGCGGTTCGCGCCTCGGATCGCGCCGGCGTTGCGGTGGCTCGCTCCGCTCAGGTACGCCTCGGGCACGCCGTTCCCGCCAAACGCGAAAGGGTGCTCCGAGTAGCTCCATGACATTTAATCCAACCCACCGGAAAATGGAGCGTATGCCCGGCGCGACGACTGTGGGCGGCATGGACTTGAACTACGCGGTCGTGCCATTGGTCGACGATTCTGACAACACGGATCCAGAGCACGGATGGGAGGCGTTCTTAGCAGTTGTGCACGACACAGGGCAGACAGAAATTCAGAACGCTGGTAACACTGTGTACTTTAACGAAACCCATGGTACTAATTTCCCACTGTTTCACGGGGTCGTCTTTAGAAGGGAAGAATCATCGCGCCCAGTAGGCCCACTTATTCAACTACCACAGCCACCGGTCCCAGCGAACGCACCGGTGCCGCCGCTGCTACTCGACGTACCATCTGGGCAAGATCCTGAGGACATCCCGTTAGGTGTTCTTTTCAACATGTGGAACGACCTCTAGTCGTACGGCATCCGCATCATGTCGCGCGCCGCAAGGAACGCATTGTGCTGACGCTTCGCATTCACGCGCGCCGCGATGTGCCGACGGCTGACGATCACCGCGAAGACCACGAGCAGCGCCGTCGCGTCGAGTGCGTTCATGGCCCCATGGTACCTGAGAAAGTAGCGGGCGCCGATTGCGCGCTCTCTGTCGACGCCTCCGACAGCTCGCTCTCGGTCTCCCAGCGCAGCTCCTCCTGGATGTCCGCGACCGACTGATGCAGCGCCGCGACCGACTCCGCAAGGCGCTCGATCGTCTCCTGCATCTGCTCGACCATGTGCGTTAGATGCCTAAGCGCTACGAGCGTTTGCATGTGCTCCATCGGATACCGCGTCAGAAACAACCAGCCCGTTCTTGGCCCACTGTGCCGCGCGCACTCTGGCCATGCGGTCCTTCGCCTCCTGGCTGCCCTTCTCAGGCCCAGTATACTTACGCTTCTTGATCTGCAGCGGAATCGGCGCGTCCGGTGTGCAATCAAGACGCTGACCCTTCATGCTAGGACTGCACTTGGAAAATCAGACCACTGGGTGTAGCACGCAACCGTAGTTGATTCCATTGACATGGCGGCACTCGCGCTCGCACTCCTCGCAGATGCACTCACCGCAGCCCTCGCCGTCGCAGTAGGTGCACACGGGGTCCCACTGCGGCGGGAAGCGGCGCTCGTACGCGAGCACGAGGCGCTGGATCGGGCCGCCGTCCATGAGGTCCGAGCGATCGAAGACCTCCTCGGTGTTGTCGGATGTGCGGCAGACGTAGCTGAGGTGCCCGTCCTCGTCGATCATGTCGAGCACGTCCGCGACGTCGACGCTGTCGTTGCTGAGCATGTCCATCTCCTCGAGATCGTCGGACTCTGACATGGCCGCTATGCACCTCACTGGAAAATCTACTCGGGTGGCTGCACGACCTGTTGATTCAACTGCATACCGGGCTCGACCGGCAAAGCCAGCTCGCGCTCGGACGGCGCTTCTCGTGGCCTGTTCTTTATGAGGAGCTGCCGGTGCAACACTGGCAAAGGGGTCGGGTACCGTACTCGCTCAGCAATGCCCCATCTAAGCAATGTCATGTCAGCGGGTGGTTGGTGCACGCGTCTGTTCTGATACCAGTCTCGAGGCGCACTATGCCACCGCTCAAGCGGCACCGTGCTCCGGATCTGCGCCCAGTGCTCCCGGGCTCTCTGCAGCTCATCGTCCCCGGCCTCGGCGCGTTGAGCGTCAACAAGAGCGTCGTCGAGTCCGGCAAAAGCTCTCGCTAGCTCGTCCATCAGGCCGTGTCTGTGAAAATCTAGCGACAGGCCTTTTTAGCAGCACGGCACGCCTTTTTCTTCCTCTCGTAGCGCGTTCCTGACGTCTTGTTGCCGGTCTTGGCCAGATCATACTTGGCGAGAGCGCACTTCTTTCGTGCGGCGACACATTGACCCTTTGTGCGCGCCATTGCACTCTGTGCTCAGGAAAAGTGTTACTTGCCCACCATCGTGAGCCTCTTAAGCTCCTGGTACAGCGGACCCCCGGGCGCCCAGTCGTACGCGGCGTTCATCACTGCCTCGCAATGGTCGACATGCGCGCGCGCGATCTCGAGCTCCTTGACCAGGATCTTCGGCGGGCACGGCGGTGCGTCACGGATCGAACCGTGGTAGTAGGTAGGGAACTCGCCGACCTCGACGCCCTGGTTGCGTGCGTAGCGGTGCGCGACGAGTTCGATCGTGCTGTCGAGCATGGTCTCGCGCCACGGAACCTTCCAGGACTTTGCGCAGGTCTCGAAGTTGTACCACATGACGTCCTTTAACAAGTCCGTTAGGCGCGAGACTTCCATGCGCGCGTCGGACAGCTCGTTCACAAAGTGCATCGTATACTCATGCTGCGTTACCTCACTAAACGTTGTCATTTAGTACGATCGCCGTCGCACCCCCCACACTGAGAAAATACGAGAGCTTGTGGCAGCCCATGATCCGCTTGCACGGGCATTTGTAGGTGAGCCACGCGGCGTAGAGCAGGAGTGCCGCAGCGACTTGTTGCCGCGTTCGCATCACACCTGCTTCAGGATTTCCGCTCTGATGCCCGCCGGAATCTTCAGCCATTCAACGGCATCGACGTCGTGCCGGTGCTGCTGCCACGAGTGCAAGCACGTCTCGGAGCAGAAGTGGAAGCGCATCGGACCCTCGAGTACCTGGATCAGCTCTGGCATCCTGTGCGGTCCTGAGACACACCAGTGGCAGCGCCGTGCAGGGCGCCCCTTCATGTGCTCAGGCAACCAGTCGCGGTGGCGCTTTGGGATGAACATGGCGCGCTTGCTTTTCTTTCCTAATTTAGCGCAACATGGCGAGCGCGTACGCACCGGCGTAACCGAGGCCTGCACAGATCGCAATCTCCTGCGTCCCGGTAATGTCACCGTTCGTGCACGCGAGATGCACACCTGCACCGGCCGCGGCGTAGTGCACCGCAGGCGGGAACGGCAGGATCCGGTCAAAGCCCATGTACGCGGTCAGCGCACCGGCGGCCGCGGCAGAGACACGCTTCTGTGAGCAGGGCATCGCGAGCATCCGACTCATGTCCATCATCAGTCGAATTAACATTCAGAATTTCACACGCGGCGCCGATGATCACCGAAGAGGAGGCCTTGCTGACGATGGCCATGGCGTACCTCGCCGGTGTGCTCTGCACGCTGTACTGCCTGCTCTTCAGCTACTGTCTTTCTGACATCTGCTGTGATGGCGTGCAGGGAGATCGACCAGATGCGCGAACAGGTCTGCGGCGCTTTGCGTGGTACCGTAAACGCGTGGCAATGGGATTTGCAGTCGCGCTGGGGGGATCCGAGGGTGTACGCGATACAACAGGCGGCGATGGCGAAGCAGGACGCCGCGCTGAGCTACGATCTGAACCGGCGCAACATGAAGCTCCTCGAGGACGCGTACTCCGCGCAGCGCGAGAAGAACCGCTCGTCACACAAGGAACGCCTGTCTAAACGCCGCGATTATCGTACACCAGATACACCCCCTGAATCGGTGCCGGACCCGCCTCATACTCCTGCACCTCCTGATGCGCCCGCTCCCGCTCCTGCACGAGCGCCTTCGCGTCGGCGCTCGAAAGATCCTGCAAGTTCATGTCCTGGTACCGGTCCCCGATCGGCACCGTCCTCTGCACCTGGCGCACCTCCTGCGACGTGAGCCCCTCCGCGGGCTTCGCGGCCTGTTCGAACTCGGCGACCGACGTCTCGAGCCGCGACGCGATCTGCAGGTTCTTGTTGATCAGGTAGCCCGCGCCGAGGCCGAGCGCAATCACCCACGCGGACATTTGACTCTCTAGTCAGAAGTAATGGCACCCGGCGTCGTGTGCTTGTAGACGTAGTGCGCGAACGACGTGGCGCTACCGCATTGGTGGAACGCGCGCCCGAAGAGAGTTACGCCCGCGCCCTTAAAGACCCGGAACAGCTCCTGGCACGCGTCCGCGTTGTCGACGACCCACTGTGCGCGGTCCTGGCGCATGTTCAGCGGGATGTCCTCGTCGCCGGACTCGCTCTCGTGGTAGCTCGGGTCGTACTCGTCGCTGTCGTACATCTCCATGTCGACCTCGTAGCGCCCGCCTCCGCGCGTCGACGGCATGCGACAGTGTGCGAGTTGGAATTAAGTAAGGTCGATCGACGGTCCACTGACGCGATCACGCGGCGCCAAGGTCACTATGTCTTGCAGAAGCGGCTCGGTAATGTCGAGGAAGGGCTGCGTGATGCGCACGCGGCGCTCTAACACACTTTGTCTTCGATGCTGCGGCACCGTGTGAAGGTATGGGTCGCGGAAGATTGGCCAGTCATGATGCAAGGTCTGGTCTAAGTCGTGACGAGAGCGCCGATGCGCTGAGTTGACCTCTGCTCTTAGCGCAGCCTCTGAGAAGTCACGCGTGTTCGGGTGCGCGCGTAGAGCCTGCATGAAACGCGGCTCACGTACATTGTACAAGACACCCGGGTGCGGGTAGACATCCGGGTGCGGGTTGATCGATGCGTTTTGGTATGGGTGAGTCACCGGTGGCTGCACGACAGCCTGGTTCAACTGCATATTCACCGGCATAACGGCCAGCCCCTCTGACGGCGCGTCGTCCGGTTGCTCCATCAGATTGCCCTGCGCTCAGATTAACCGACACTCAGCTGGTGCGAGTAGGTGTCGAGGTAGTACATGACCAGGAGCAGCGAGTCGGCCATGTCGTCGCACTTCCCCTTGAACGCCTTCGTCACGCCCTCCGCGAACGCCTGCGGGTTTGAGAGCATGAAGTCCTGTGCCCACTCGACCGCGAGCGCCTTGTTCGTCCTGTAGTTCCGCGAGCTCAGCGAGTAGTGCAGTTTCACGCTCCGCGGGTTGATGATCTGGCAGCGGTCGAAGAAGAGCGACTGGAAGATCGCCTCGATGATCCGCATGTTGCAGCGCATCTGGCGTTCGACGAGCACAGCGTGCGCGCGCTCGAAGTAGGCGTTGTACTTGTGCAGGAACGCGCGGACGTACTGCACGTTGTTTGCAGGAATGTAACGCCCGGTATGCACAAGTGAGACGTTATCCCAGTGAATCACCTGGTTGCATTCAAAATCGTAGACGCACAGCCCTAAGTTTTTTATCCCGACGTCGATCGCAACGACGAGCATCACACACACCCCCTCCCCCAGAATTACTTTACAGACACAGACACTTGCTCCGGTTCCAAACTCACGACCTCACGCTCGCACTCGAAGCAGAAGCACCGGATCCGCGAGCACCGGCTGCGCAGGAAGAATGTGAGCATCGCGCCGATGCACGTCATGAGCACTGCGAGCACCGAGAGCACCCAGGTGCCGTTGCGCTCGATGAAGTCCGGATCGTATTCCATTTTGCGCGCGTCTTAGATTAAGCGAAACTGAGCAACGCGCGGCCGTCCTTGATCTGCAGCCAATTGTAGTACAGCGCGTACACGTCGACGCGGAAGTCCTCGGTGCTCGCGTTGACACCCTCCGTGTCCATCGCTAGTGAGAGCTTCGCGTGCGACACCTTGCTGAAGTTCACGGCACCCGACGGGTTCGAGCCCTCGGGGTTCAGCGAGAACGGGTACACGTAGATGTTCTTCGAGCCGAGCATCCCGAGCGCCTGCTGCTTGTCGACCGCGTCGGAGTCCTTCGTGTCGCGGTAGATCACGATCGGCTGACCAAGCGTCCGGGAGTACGTGTTGGCGGTGACGCTGGCCACCAGGGGCGTGCCAGTACCATCGGCCGCGGAAAAGTTGATCGCGGCGCCGCCCGGAGTCTGCGCGAACTCGAAGACGGTGGAGTTGGTGATGCTCCTGACGTAGACCGTGTAGTCGACGTTTCCGGTTCCGTCACGAAGCAGGACCTTGTCACCGATCTGTGCGCCGCCGCCGTACGACCGCAAGGCTGCGAAACTCAAAGTAATGGTAACGTTGCCAGCTTCGGCGGCGCCTGGCATCGCGCCGTCTGCGACAAGCTCTGACTTGTGGTCGCGCGACAGGCCGAGCTGCTGCATCTGCAGGTGGTTCGAGTTCGAGTGCAGCATCCCGAGCAGACGCCCCTGCAGGAAGTCCGTCTCGATGCCGTCCGAGAGCCCCGGGTGCCGCTCCTGTCCATTGAGCGTCAGCTTGATTGACTTCACCTTCACGGTCTTATTTGCCGCAGCAGTGCGCAGTGCACCGGTCGCATCATAGGGCACGTCGTAGTTCGGGGGCGTGCCGTTGCCGTGGTAGAAGAAGTAGCCCTTCTGTGCCGAGTCCGTGTCCGATGCATCGACAAGCGAGTTCATGTCGGCTGTGCGCCGGACCGTGATAATCAACGTCGAGACCGGGTGCAGGAACGACAGGTCGATCGGCACCGTGGCCACACCGCCTGTGAAGTTATGGTGTACGTGCTGGTAGAGCTTCAGGAGCCGCACGTGCTCCATGTTCATCAGCTGGTTCGCCTCGGGGCCCGTGACGTGCACGTAGTGCGTGCGCAGCGAGCACTTGCCCGAGACGATGCCGGTCCAGTTAGAGGGCAGGGAGGTCAGTTTGCCCGTCCCGCCGTCGTTCATTTGAACGAGATCCCGCAACGAGCGGAACTTGATCGCGATGCGCACGTCGTTGCACCCGGCGACCGCAGCGAGCGGGAAGTAGTTCGAGACGTGCTTCGTGAAGAAGAAGTTCAGCGGGATGTTCAGCTGACGGTTCGCACTGACGAACGGCGCACCGGTAGTGTCCAAAGGGTAGTCTTGTGCTGACGCGGTGCCGTCGCAGTACGCGATCAGGCGGGTGTAGTCGTAGTCGACCGGCTTCTTGAAGACATCGGGCTGAGTGGCGCTAAATTTGGTCTTGTACGTAGCGGACGTCCCTGGGCGCTCGCCGCGAGTCACCTTCCGCTCGGCTTCGCGAAGGCGTTTCATCTCTATCGAGCCATCCAACGCAGCGCTTGCTCGCGTGTCTACACGGCTGAACGCGCGGCGCCCGGTCTTGAGCGTCGAGTGGAAGCCGAGGCGCTGCTCATCCGCGGTCATCAGCTCGTTCTTCAGCTGCATTTGCTCGCCGGTGATCGTCTCGATGTCGTTCGAGCCGACGCTGAACGTGGCCTTCTCGATCATCGCGAAGCCAAGCTCGTCGACCCACTGCATGAACTGACGCGTGGTGGCAGCTTGGGTACCAGCGCTTCCCCATGGGAGGTCCGCGACCGCCGGCGGCTGCAGCTCGACGCGCAGGTCCACAGGGCCCATGAGGTCCGCGGCCTTCGGGATCACGAACTGCACCGTGGAGCCGAACTGCGCGGTGTTCTGCGGCTCGACGTCGCGGTACTCCACCTGGAAGTTCGACGTGCGCACGTAGCTCACGTTGTGGAAGTACGAGCGCGTGTTGTCGTAGAGGAGCGCATCCTGGGGACCCTGGTTGATTTGCAGCTGCGGCATGATTGCTCAGGCTTTAGGAAATGTTGTCCGCGACGAGGCGGACTCCTGGTGACAAAAAGGCCTCTTTATGGTAGTCCGTCGTCACCTTCCTGTACACGTCCCAAACCCCCGGCATCTTCAACGGCACCGCCAGTCCGCTCCCGAGGCTCTGGTCCTTCAGCTGCGTGTTCAGCGGCCGGTCCACGTGAATCTCCACGTTCGTCGGGCAGTACTTGTGCGCGCAGCTCTCGATCTGCCTCTTCAGTGGCGGCTCCAGCGACTTGTTCACCATGTACGCGAGAGTCAGGATCGCGGCGATCTTCGGTACGAGCATTTTCCTCTGGTTTGGAAAGTTCTGCAAAGAGCGCCTTGACCTTGTCCGTCTCCGCTTTGAGCGCGTCGTAGCGTGCGGCCCAGAGCGCCTCTTGCTGCTTGAACTGCGCGTTCTGCTCGCGCACGCTCTTGACCTCCGCCTGCTCGCGGCGCCGGAACTCGAGCGCGCGTGCGAACGAGGCGTCGTTGCGCTTCGGCAGCGCGAGCGGCGTCTTGTAGGTGCGGTGCAGCGACTCGACGTAGTTGTTCGTGTGCGGCTTGGTCGTCGCGAAGAAGGGGTCGATGCGGTTCATCAAGCTGCTCTGAGAAAATCAATCACACACAGTCCGGCCTCTGTCCAATCCGTCTTACCTCTTCGACAACATAATGCAACGGTTGCATGATGTTATCCGGCTCGTAGGTCTGGTCGTCTGACTTGATCGGTACGCCAACAAAGTACTCTCGTGTGTGAGTTTGATAGGGCGTATAATGATCAACGTATGCTCGGACGCGGTTGTTCACAGGTCCTTCATAGTGCATGTATCTTAACGCACCTCGGTGTATGAAACGGTAAGACTTAGTGCTGCCACTGACCACGGTCTCGAATGTGCGCTGCCGCTTGTGCGTCGTGTCGATCGGATCTGGGTTGCCTTGCGCGGGGTTCATTTGTAGCTCTCAAGACACTGAGAAAATCAATACGGTCGCTGTCCAATCTGTCTAATCTGTGATACGTTAAGATGCAACGGTTGCATGATGTCGTCTGGCTCGTAATCCTGAGTCCACATAGACGTAATTAAACCATCATCTGAATGAATGGGTAGATTAAGAAGGTACTCGCGCGAATTACCAAAGTAATCGACGTACGCTCGGGTTCGATTCCTTACAGGTCCTTCATAGCGCAGCGTTCTTCCCAAACTAATCGCATAAGGCTCAATGTTACCAATGACCACGGTCTCATTCGCGCGCGCCACCTTGCTCTGGTTGCCGCTCTCGATGCGCTCAGCTGCGCTGGAGGTGCGCTTCATCATTGCATCACGAGAATAAGTTGCTGTGTGGCCCCGCCGCGTGCCCGAGGCGCCGATCCTGTGCATCCTCGGCGACGTGCTCCTCGCGGATGTCTTTGGCCACCCGGTGCGCGTCGTCGTCGTGCGGCGGCTTGTACGGCGGATCGCGCGCGCGGCCCTTCACGATGTCCTGCATCTTCATGCGCAGCGCACGCATCTCCTGGACGTTCGCGTCCTCGCTGTCGACCGTCAGCCGCACGTTGGGCGAGCCGGGCTTCGCGACCGCCGCGTCGTCCGCATTCGGATCGCTCGCGACGACGCCGGGCTGCCGGTCGCTCGGGTCCGGGTCGTACTGGTACATGCGCTCCGGCAGCGCGTTCCCGTAGTCCGAGCGCACGCCGGGCTTCGGCGCGATCGGGTCGAGGCACACGGCGTCGCTGAGCGGGCGCCCCTTGACCCAGTGCTTGAAGTACATCCACGCCTGGTCGAGGTTCTGTGGCCCGTACTCCGCGAGCATCTGCATCTCGACGTCCTTGCGGTGCGCGTCGCGCGTCTCGTCGAAGAGGTAGTCGCGCACGCCAGGCAGGTGCGTCAGCCCGGCGCGGCCCCACGGCGTGTGCTTCCACCCGGCGCGCGCCTGGCCGACCTTGTAGCCGCCCTCAAGGTCCTCCTGTGTCCTGAACACCCAGCGGCGCACGGGCTTGCCCTCGCAGTTCTCGTAGACCTCCTCGGCGAGGTTCGCGTCGTGCTTCCCCTGGAGCCAGTCCTCGAACTCGCGCTTCAGGCACTCGTCGGCCTCCTGCTTATAGTCACCGACGACGCGGTCGAGGTACACCTGTTTCTGTTGCTCGTCGAGGCCCTCTGTGCCGTACTTGTAGCGCTCGGACATCAGCGCGCGCTTCAGGTACTCGGCCTCGTAGCGCGGCCAGCTGTGCGTCTGCTTCGCCTCGGACGCGGTGCCGATCGAACCGCCGACGTCTGCTGGGAGATCGAAGCGCGCGTTCCATCCCCAGGTCATGAACTCTCTTGGTCCGGAAAATCAACTGAGGCGCAGCTCAGCTAAGACGCCGCCTATGTCCGGCTCGGGCGCTACGTTTACATCGCGCAAGTAATCTTCCTGATACTGGTTTTGCCGACGGTATAGGTTTTGCACGATTTCATTGCGAGTGTTGACGTAAAGGCTGGAGACTGGAGCGGGCGCGAGCGACGGTGGCACGACATCGTACGGGCCCATCGACGGCGGAGTCGGTGGTGGTCGCCTTGGAACGTCATCGACTTCCTCCGGATCATAGTCAGCCAAGCTGTTGAAAGGTGGTGGCTCCTCGTCGCTCTCGTACTCGATCTCCACGGCCTTCAGAGTCTGATCACCGGCATTGAAGCGTGCGTCAGCTTTGCTCATGATTCAAACACGACCCTAATTTGGAAAGTAGCTACCGAAAGAAGCTGGCTAGGTTCAGTGTGGGGCCCGCGGGGGTGGCCCGGAGATGTCGATGGTGGGTTGTGATAATCTCTGGGCTTCTTCGTTGCGGCGAACCTCCCGAAGCCTGCCTTCGCGATGAGGATCCTGCCACTCTGCATGGGTTCTCAGAATTCCGAGGTGATACGTGCTGTCGTATCTGAGGTTCTCCCGCTGCTCATCGGTGAGCTCGATGACGGGCGGCACCTCGACGTACAGTTGCGGGTTCTCACCGCCATTTGAGAAGCGCGCCGCTGCACCCCTGTTGCCGGGTGGTTCCATCTTGCTCTGTTGTTGAGTCCGGAAAATGGACTTAGCTCTGACACTCGTCAACATCCTCGAGCAGGTAGTATCGCAACAGCATGTTGTCCTGCAATTGGTAGGCGTAGAACTTGCGCTCATTTCCAGTGAGGTTGAAGCGACAGAGCAACGCGTGCGTCAGGTCGATTTGCGAGTCTAAGCGCATCAATGGTGTGACACAGAGCGCCATGACCAAGTCTAAGAGCCACATCTTCGGAGGCCACGTAGCGATGCCTAAGAAGAAAGCGCGCGCCGCGGCGGACTCTGACTGGGTGTTTGTCAGTGCACCGGCTTTTTCCAGTGAGGAGAAGCCGCATGAACACGATCCAGGGGACGCCGGCGTGGTTCAAGGCGCGCCAAGGGAAGCTGACCGCGTCGAGGTTCGGCGCCGCAGCGGGGATCTGCCCGTACGCGAGCCGCGCGCGCGCTCTGCGTGAGGTCCTCGGCGTCGACAAGTTCGAGGGCAACGCCGCGTGCACCTGGGGGACACAGAACGAGCGCAACGCGGTCAAGGACTACATGGTGCGCACCGGGAACGTCGTGCGCTCGAGCGGCCTGCACACGCACCCGCACCACGACTGGCTCGCGGGCTCCCCGGACGGCCTGGTCGGCGACGAGGGCATGATCGAGGTCAAGTGCCCGTTCTACAACAAGGTGCCGCACGTGCGCATCCCGCCGACCTACTACTGCCAGATGAACGGGCTCATGGAGATCCTCGACCGCGAGTGGTGCGACTTTGTGAGCTGGACGCCGACCGAGATGAAGGTCTACCGCGTCTACCGGGACCCGGCGCTCTTCAGCTTCCTGGTCGACCGCTACACGGTCTTCTACGCGCACATGAAGCGCGGCTGCACGCAGATCCCACGCGTCAGCGCGCACGAGAAGCGCAACGTGCTCAAGATGATCAGCGACAGCGACGAGCGCTCGCACTACCGCTTCTGGGAGTACATGGAGCCCGGGCCACAGAAGGGGCGCTGGGAGGGCCCGTTCGAGGACCCGTTTGAGTCAGAGGAGGATTAATAGGTTTACATCAGGTGCTGTTGAGGCTCCGTTGTGTCTGGGAGCGCATAGAAGAGTGAGTTCAGATTGTCCGGGTCCATGTCCGGCGAGCTCGGCCGTGGCGTGCGCTGATGGTCGTACAGATAGGGCCCAGGACCCCGTGTAAAGCGCAGGACCATAAAGTCTTTACGCGACTCAGGTGCGTATCCGTGCACGTGGATCCTGTCAATGTGCCGGTTCAAGTCCGTGCGCAGCCAGTGGGTGCCTTGGAGACCGGGGCGGTGCACTTCTGGCATGTCTCGACCACAATGCCCCTTCACTGTCTTGAGCACAGGCTCCGGTGAGCGCGCGCGCTTAGCATGGATTTGGTGCAGCCTGCGCGCCTCTTCGGTCGGGTCGATCGGGTCCTCGTTGCCTTGCGCTGGGTTCATTAGCAGCGTGTCAGGTTTTTTCTGCGGCACAGCTGAGCATGGCACAGATGCGCTTCGGAGAGTGCCTCGACTGGCGAGCGCGCGCGCCCGACATTACCGCGCCGGAGTTCGGCATGTACACGGTCGACGTGCGCCCGCACTGCAAGGCCGGCTGGGCGGAGCAGACGGTGAAGACGACGCACGCGTGCGAGACCGGGCCGCCGCTCGACAACGTTTTCGGGCTCGCCTCATTCGACGCGCGGCCCAAAGTCGCGATCAACACCGAGATCGGCGCCTTGACGCAGCGCGCTGGCCCGGTTGCCCGATTTGGGTACATGCCGACCAGTGCGGAGCTCAGTACGATCTACAGCCTCGACACTCGACGCACTGCAATTTCTGACCGCTACTACAGGTGAGTATGAAGCACTTCTTCAAGCACGCGGAGCTCGACACGGACGCGATCGCCTTCTCGCTCGGCGTCGACCGCGCGGGCAAGCCCTGCGTACACATGGTCTACACGCCGACGTCGAGCGCGGTGCAGATGGTCACGGCACCCGCGGTGACGATGTGGCCGCGCTGCACCGGCGACGGCAACTTCGGCACGATGTGGGGCCCAAACGAGGTGACCAAGGCGAAGTTCACACTGGACCTGACCGACAACCTGATCAACGGCGCGCCGAACGCGGAGTTTGACAGCTTCAAGGCGACGCTCGACTGCATCGACGACCGCCTGCTCGACTTCGTGACCGAGAACCAGCTGAAGATCCTCGGGCGCAAGAACCTGACCAAGGAGGAGGTGAAGATGCTCCAGATCCGCACAGTGCGCCCGAAGTACGACAAGATCAGCGGCGCGCTCAACGGACACTCGGTCAACTTCTCGACGTCCAAGTTCGCGTGGGACGGCATGGGCGGCAAGTTCGCGCGCAAGATCACGATCTGCGACCACCTCGGCCAGACGGTGCCGAACGGCGCAGTCTGCCCAGGCGACGTCGTCGCGGCGACCGCCTACGCGAACCAGGTCTACACGGGCGTCGGCGGCGACAAGTTCGGCATCCACTGGGGCTTCCAGGACGTGTCGGTGCTCTGCCAGCGCGCGAACCTCGAGGAGAAGCCACAGGTCGACGCGTTCACGAGCAACGATTGGGCGTTCAGCAAGCCGTACGTCGAGACAGTTTCTGAGGTCAATAATTACCATGAGCAGTTCTCAGCAGCCTAGGACGCCCGAGAAGAAGCCGGCGAGGCAGTACGGCACGCCCGAGAAGAAGCAGTACGGCGCGCACAAGACGATGCCCGTGCTCGCGGCGGACAAGTACGCGGAGATCAACTTGCCGGACCTGCCGGAGTGGGACCCGATGGCGGACCCTGACACAGAGTGTGGACTGAAGCTAGACGCGACGGTCGTGTGTTGCGGGAAGCGCCGCACCGGTAAGTCGTGGGCTCTGCGTAATCTGATGTTCCTAATGAAAGACAAGATCCCCGCGGGTATCGTGATCTCACAGACCGACGAGCTGAACAAGTTTTGGCGCGACTACGTGCCGAAGCAGTTCATCTTCCCGAAGTACGAGCCCGAGATCCTCGACCAGGTGTTCAAGCGCCAGAAGGCGATCCTGAACGACAAGAACATGACCAAGGCCGAGAAGGAGAAGCGCGCGCCCTTCTTCATCCTGCTCGACGACGTGATCAGCGACCAGCGGCTCAAGTACGACGAGAACCTCATGGAGCTCTTCGTCGCGGGGCGGCACTACAAGCTCTTCGTCATGATTACGACACAGTACGCGAAGGCGATCACACCGACACTGCGCGGCAACACGGACTTCTGCCTGATCTTCAAGACGATCCAGGGGCGGCAGCGCGAGGCGCTCTGGGAGGACTTTGGCGACTTCCTGACCAAGGACGCGTTCAACCGCATGGTCGACGCGTACACCGAGGACAACGAGGTGCTCGTCGTGAACACGTGCCCCGAGAACCACGTGGACCCGATGGAGATGCTGCGCTGGTGGAAGGCACAGGAGATCGAGCCCTTCCGCATGGGCTCGAAAGAGTACTGGGAGGCGGCGATGAACGCGGACTCAAAGGTGCCACCGAAGGAGGGCCCCGACAGCGCGTCGCAGTTCCTGAGCGTCAAGGATGTGATGCCGAAACCATGGGACCAGTTTGTGAAGTAACTTTCTCATGCACCCTCCTAACTCATGGCAGCGCGCGCGATCCAACTCTCGGTGCTCCAAGCCAGCGCGGGCACGCTCATCGGCGCAACAGTCGAGGCCTTGTTGCCGCGGATGAGCGAGGGCGCTTCACTGACGAACCAAGTCTTTGAAGCTCTTGTGCAAATGGGCTTGAACGGCGCTGCTTTAGTGACCTTTGCCGGTCTAGTTCACGGAGAAGGACCTGATCCGACTTTCGGTATCCCGTTCTCCATGGCACTGTACGCGGCGCAGCCAGAGCTGCGTCGGCGACTCGAGCTCTTATCCGCGCTAGCGCAAGTTCGGGTTGCTGCAATTTCACAGAGAATGGCGGCACATGCACGAGCGGCGTGAGCTCCCAGCCAACCGAGCCGGCCATCGCGTGCCACATGGTGTCGAGCGCGCGCAGCTTCTGGCGCGACTTGATCAGCGGGAAGAACATGCAGAACTGCGCGCAGCCGAGCTTTTGGAAGAGCCGGCAGAAGACGTAGTTGTAGTTCAAAAAGTTCTTGCGCCCGTCGACCTTGCACGCCGCGAAAGGCCGCTGCAGCTCCATGAAGCACGCGTCGAGGCTCATGAGCAGCTGGCCTCCGGGGATCGGCGGCTCGATGCCCGTGATGCGCTGGATGATCTGCAGCCACTTCTCGATGTACAGCTGCATGTTCAGAGATCGGAGCACTCCACGGATAACGTCCTTGTTGATAACGGCGTGCGAGCCATCGAGTAGGCGCTCCGCAATCTGCAGAAACTGGTCATCAGGGATCGTGCTCTCGCACAGAAAGAGCTGCGAGATGCGCTCGTGCCAGTGGTGGATGCGCTTGTAGTTGGAGGAGGAGCGTCGCGCGGGGTAGTACTGTGCGTCGAGCTGCCCGAATGTAGACTCCTGGACTGCGGCACACTCGGAGCACACGTCGTGGTAGCTGAACCGTTGGCCGTCATTGTGAGCACGCTCAAAGTGATAAGAACCACAGTTGCGACAAGCGCTGCTTGGTGCAGGCGCACGCTCAGCAAGCAGCTCGTCCAGATCAGAGAAA